GGAATGATCAACAGTGATGTACCAGAAGGGTTTGGCAGCGAACACTATGACCAAACTCCTAGTCCACTAACATTACCTACTGGCGTTACTGCATTGAAAACTAGCGCAGTAACAAAAGAAACAGCCCAACCGTCAATTGAAACTTTAAATAATCGAGTCTCAACAGACAAGAATTACACAGGAACAACACAGCAAAAGCCTGTCAGTGGACAGACTGGTATTGTTAGTACTGCATCATTAGGGTCAACAGCTACTAGTGGCGTTGGCGGTATAGAGGGTACTGCATTCCCTAGAGTAGCTAATAATTCTAATGTAACTTCTGCCAAGGCAGTTAGTATTACAGGCAACAATACAGTTATTATACAACAATAAACATGTCAAATTTACCATCAGTAGAACCAGTTGATAGTGCAGGCGAAGTTAGACAATTCTTCGACAAGTACTACAATCACGAGATAAGTTTTCCAACAAATCAGATTGATGCAGTGTTGGCGTTTTTCCTTAAGAGAGGATTTGATCAAGAAAGTGCAAGAAGCACAAGTATTGTTCTGCTTAACCAAGCAAGACTAGATAATGTCAATGTGTTTACATTGCTAGACACACTAAAGGCATTAACTGATGTACAGCTAAGTCAGGTTGTAGCTCAGGTGCTTAATGCCTATAGAGAAAAGACCAGTCTACTAGGCTACCGAGTTGCTCAAGTAGCTGACACGTTTGAGTCAAGAAATATCCTAGTGTAATATGGGGAAATTTGCACAAGGAAAGTTCACAATTACCGCACCTGAAAAATACGTGGGTAATAAGTCTCCAAGATACCGCAGCAGTTGGGAATGGAGTTTTATGAAATTTTGTGATACTAATCCTAGTGTGCAAAAATGGGCAAGTGAAGCCATCAGTATCCCATATAGAGATCCGCTAACTGGACGTCAGACCATATACGTACCAGATTTCTTCATACAGTACGTGGATAAAAACATGAAGACTCATGTTGAATTAATTGAAATTAAACCTGCAAGCCAGACAATATTAGAGCGAGTGGGCAAGAATAAATTTAATCAAGCACAGTATGTAAAAAACCAAGCAAAATGGGCAGCGGCAACAGTTTGGTGCAAACAACAGGGCATTAAATTTAGAATTGTCAACGAAAATGATTTATTTCATAACGGAGGCAGATAAGTACTACTATGACTAAGAAACTAGAAGAACTTTTAAACTTGCCTGAAAGCAAAGAAGTTATCAAGCAAGAAGAAAAGAAAAAGAAAAAAGAGTTAGTTGAAACTCCGCAGCCGTTGCTACGCGATATCAATGAATTTGACAAAATTTCAGCTGCATTGCCTCAAGTTAAAGGGCTAGGCGATATCAGTGATAACGAGTTTGATGCACTGGCTCAACGGGCTACAGATGCCTACGACGATCTAATGGATCTAGGTATGAACGTAGAAGCACGATACAGCGGGCGAGTATTTGAAGTGGCTGCAAGTATGCTTAAAAATGCAATTGATGCAAAAGCCGCTAAAATTGACAAAAAACTTAAGATGATTGAACTACAGCTTAAGAAAGAGAAACTAGACAAAGAGTCACCCGAAGAGCAGGGAGTAACTATTCAAGGCGATGGCGTTATTATCAGTGATAGAAACAGCCTTATAGAGAAACTTAAGAACATGAAAAACACATAAATATAAAATATGGATACGGATATGAAAAGCTTCAAACACTATTTAGAAGAAAGTAAACAAGTTTACGAATACAAAGTAAAAATTGCGGGCGACTGCCCTAAAGACTGTGCTAAACAGATGAAAGTTGCTTTGGAAAAATATGGCTGTACTGCCTGCACAGCAGGTAAGCGTACACCAATACAAGAAAGTCCGTTAGATTTCCCAGATCAGAAATTTAACGAAGTTACTATGTTTGACGTTAAAGTTACATACCCAACTACTTCGGCAGTATTACGCGAGTACATTGCAGAAAAGTTAAGAATTAGTCCAGCAAGAATTAAAGTAAGAACTCCATTCGATATCCGTGAAGATGAAATTAACCTTTCAGGTGTAAATGTTAAGAAGGGCGAATCCCTACTTGAAAAAGACTACGAGAAAGATGAAAGCGGCCAAAAGATGGTTGGTGAAAAACATCTAATGAGTTTTCTAAAAGACTTGAAAAAGAGTGAGGTTGACATCAAAGCACCTAAAGGAACAGACAAATGAATTTTCATGATTTAATTTCAAAGCTAACCGAAATGGAAAAACCTGTTAGCGAACGAGTAGTCCCAGGAGAAGAAACTCCACCTGGAATTAACAGACTAACCGGTAAGCCAATCGAGCCGCAGCCTGA